CGATAGCAATATATTCAATAGCTCTGGCTGGCTTCAAGAAGATCTTGGCGTACAAGATATTTCTATCAACTAACTCTGGGGTTGTTGTGGAGCTATCAAGGACAATCTTGAAGTCTGTTAAGCCCATTCGAGCCTGAACGCTGCGGAGCAGCTTTTCTGCCCTTGAGGTGAATCTGTTCCAAGTTGCTTGGACATTTTGATCGAACAATGTTGTTGCAGCGATCCTTGAAATTTCTCTCTTTAAGAAGATCATGAGTCGGCGGACATTAATTCTATCAAGGGCAGAAGGAGTAATCTGAAGGGTCTTTTGACCAAAGATTACGATACCCTCTGCTGGGAATGTAGCAATTGGATTAATGTTTGCTTCGTAAAGCTTGTCGCGCTCCTTGGAAGTTAAACGAGCGCGAGTCTGAATGACTGGCAATCCTGCGGAACCCTCAGTTAAACCACCGCGAGTGAAACCTGCGGGAGCAAACCAAAGCTCAGAATTACGTTGTGCGCTGGAGTATGTTCCAAGAGCGACAATTGAGGGTGGCACAAACACAAGCGAATCACTAATTGTGTCTTGGATCTGGACCCAAGGGTAGTAGCAAGCTCCGTAACTAGAGTTAAGCTGTCTTGCGCTCAAGTTAGAAACTGCGGTCCCTACAGTACCTGCATTCTGCTGTTGTGTATTTGTGTTTTCAGTCTGTGCTTTATACCCACTATCAATGTCGATAATACCAAGGGCATCACCTCTGTTTTCACAAACTTCAAGAACCTTAGCGGTTAATGCAGAGTTGAAAATACCAGGCAGTGTTAAGATGTTCATCTCAACATTCTCTGGATCGGCAATGGTGTCGATAGCACGTCGTACACTATAGAAAGCATAGTTTGATGTATCACTTCCACCATCGAGGTCCGTATTGTTGAATGGTTCTTTGTCTCTGATATCAAGACCATCAAATCCTCCAACAAGAGGAACGGTAAATCGGTCGTAACCCATGTCAAGAACTTGCTCGTAAGTTCCACTAACAGCAGAGAAAGAAGTTCCTGCGTTACGAGAACCAGAGCTATAAACAGCGATTTCACCTGTGTCTCCACTATTAGAAGACTTTAGGTCATCTAAAGTAAACACATAAGAGAATTCTGTTCCAGCACCAACGGTGAAGCTGTTGGCAGAATTTGGAAGGGCTCTAACAATGTCAATGTAGCTGCTTTCAAAACGATTGTTTCCGTTTTGCGTACTGTCGATACCAAAGTAGGCATTCGTTGGATCTGAGATGTCGCCACCGGAAGCGCTAGCTCTCAAAGGCAATGCTGGATAGTCAACGGTTCCTGTAAAACGACCTTGTGTTGTAAGTCCACCCTCAACAAACCAGAATGGGTTTAAAGCTCCGTGGAAAGCGGGATGTGCAATACCGGATGCACCTGTAACATAAGTGTCAGGCGGAGTATCACTGCTGGAAAGAATTGGTGCTGAAGTTTTACCCCAGTTCTTAAATCGGATAGGACCGAACGAACCGAATGGCAAGAGCCTTGCATCAGTAGCGGCTGCATCAACATCCTCATTCATCTCAAGGCGAATGATGGAGGATTGATTTACAAAGTTTCCATAAGTGCGGTAACGACGCTCCTGATCATCCCAAACAATGTGCTGATCACCAATAACTCTTGCAATGTATTTAGGATGGTTAGGGTTCAAGTTTACAGAACTATATCTTTCTATTACAACGGGTGCATTGTCATTGTCTTTAACATCGCGGACCTCGACAGAGAAAGATCCATAAGGATCAATTTCGTTTGAAGATGCCTTAACATCTGTAATAGAAATTTTAACTCTTCTTTGTTGATCATCACCAGAGTCAAGCGTATGAAACTTAAACAACTTTGTCATAGAGTCGGCAACGAATCCAGCATACGCGGATTGAAGATCCTGGGAAATAATCCAAGGCGACTGGGCTGCTCTAAATCCAAAGCGGAAATTAGCCGCGTTGTTAGAACCACTATCTAAGCCAAGGATAACTGCATGAGATGCGCCTGAAATTTTATCGGCAACTTCTCTCTCGTAACTTGGTCCAAGCCAGTAAGTTTCTATTTGTGCTGTTCTAGTAATTGCAGAATTAATAAGTGTTGGATTTGTATTAAACACCTTGCGAAGATACTTAGAGCTTGAGCGTGTAAAATCGAAAGAAGTTTCTTTAACAAGAGATCCATCTTTATCTTTGATAAGAACTTTGTATTCAACCGTAGCTGCTCCAGCAACTCCAGAAGAGCTTAAGTCCTTGAACAAAACAGCAGAGCCAGTCGCAATTGTAGTGCTTGCTCGAACTGTACCTGAAAGTTCAATCGAACCCTCGTCAAGATACCACTGAGCAGCAAGAACACCAGTAACAGGTGTAACAGCGGAGGCAGATGGGAAAAGGAAAAGTCCGTATGCGCCACCATTGACTGCGGGATCTAAATCGTTAGATCCAGAAACCTGCCAGCCTGCTTCACCCGCGCCGCCGTCAGCAACTTGTGAACTCTGTCCACCAAGGAGGCGAATAACGGTTAAAGAATTACTATTACGCAAGTAAGCTTGTGCGGCATATGCAGCATAGGTAGGTGCAGTATAATTACCATTACGCCATACATCATCGCCAGAACCGCCGGGAATTGGATTACCAAAAACCTGTACATACTCTGAAAAAGAGTTGACTTTAACGGGACGCATTCCTGGTCCTCGTTCTGCTCTACCAATGACTACTGGACCGACCTCATCTGGGAGGGCGGGTAGTTGTGAATTGTCAATTTCATTGATGAAAATACCAGGTGAAATAAACTTAAAAGATTTAACTGACATTATGAAGTGTCTCCTTGTCGCTCTTCAATATTTTGTGAATAAAAATATTCTGATTATCGTAAATAAATAGTTGAGAAAAACCTGAAAGTCCTAAATATAACTTTATGATCGATAAAAAGGAACATTGCCGCTGACATGAGCATGTTCGGGTATATCTCCGAAAATTACATGCTCTCTTGGAATCTTAACCTCGACGGCATTTTCTCTGCGTACAATCTTTGGACGCTCTTCATTTTTGTCGGCTCCCATAATGTAACCGAGGACTCTAAAATTAATTTGAGTCTCGTATCCTCGGGCATCTTCAAGTAGCGAGGATGCGTTGTTATTTAGTGTGTAGTCGGAGTCAATAAATACCTCAAAACGATGATTATCCTTTTCTACAACTGTATAATTAATCGCACCAGTTCTTGTCATGAAAGGCGTGATAATTTCATTAATTTGTTGTTGATACTCTGCCATCACTGTTAAGGTATAGTTGACCTCAAGATAGACGGGGATTGGGACCGTGATTGTTTCATATACTACTTTATCATTCTTTCGTGGAAAGTTGTTCTGACCTGTTCCTGCCACATTATGCACTAATCTTTTTGAATCAGCGTTAGCAAAGTTGGCGGTTTTATCTTGTTTGATAGTTCTTGCAATTGTCATAGAGCCACCCTTGTTGTCACCAAGGTTCTGTGCGGCTGCGTAATAAGCGCCGCGCTCTGCTAAGTTCTTAGAGATACCAGTACGCTCTATACTCATAATTGGATAGATAAGCCAGCCGTTTACATCACGCAGTTCTCTGTTGTGCTTAATTTGAAAAGCTCGTTCGGCACCTGCCCAAATAAAAGGTACTTTTTTAAACCCTTTATTAGTTGTGCAGAAAATGTCAAGCTCATTATCAACAAACTCAAAGAGTGCTCGGTCAATTGTTTCAATTGTTGAGGGCTGAAGTTCTATTTCTCTCAGCGGGGCGATGTGCTGCTCCTCTGACTTTGGATCAAACAATGTTTCATTTCTATTATATTTTTTAGGTGGCATCGAATAGTCCCTCTCTTGAGTAATATGCTGTAGCTACGATCTCAAATGTATGTTCAATCTGTCCGAATAATTGTCTTGCCCATTCTGTGCTTACAATTTCATAATAATAATCGCCATACAAAACAAAGTCGCCTTCACGGACATAAAGGTCTTGATCTTCAATCAATCTTCTTTTGTGGAAATGTATCGTAATTGTATTGGATTTGTCCATACCAGCAACTGTGTCTGCTTTTGTTTCTGTGCTTTGATAATCTACAAGGGCATAGACACGAACTGGGGGTAGGAATGTTTTTTCTATAGCCTCACCATAAAGATTGTTGTATTGCGTGATTGAATCGTCAATCGGATAATAGACAACTTGCTGTCCTATAACCCTCTCGATCAGTTCGTCATTGACTTGCTTAACAAGGTTGCGCTCTTTTTCACCCAGAAATAAAGGGGGTGGGGGCTGATCGGGTTGTGACCACTTACTATCGTCTGACATTAGTTAGTCTTCCTTATCCAACAAATACGCCTGGTGGTGCATACTTGTTTATTGTATTTACAGAATCAGCTATTGAGGCATCTTTTGCTGCTAGTGCTTGATATGTTAACTGGTCAAGTGTATCTTTAAGTTCCTCTCTAAGCGTTTGCTGGCGTTCTCTGCCCTCGC